GAAATAACTTCTTTCGTTTATGTGAAGTTTAACAGTTTCTTGTTCTTCTTCTGATAGTGCATAAAAGCTATCAACTTGTGACTTATTTAAAAATTTTAAAAAATTTAAGTCAGTTGATTCAGAAACCTTACGTTTTTTAGCTTCTTCGATCAATTTATCAATAGATTTAGATAATTCAGTGTCTGATTTTCCATCATATTCATTTTCATTTGATTCTTCTGAATTTTCATCACACTCTTCTTTATTATAAACCTTTTTAATATCAACTTTAGAAATACCATTTAATTTTTGTGAAAATTCATCATTTTTCTTATTATAAACTTCATCATCTTCATCATCTTCTACATTTTCGAAACCAGATTCTGTTAGAGAAGGAAAAGAAGAATCTTTTAAAGATTCAAATAATTTACTATTATTTAATTTATCAACTATCATCCCTTGGTAAATAATAGATTTATCAAGATTTTCAGCAATATATTCAGAGTAAGAAATATTGCTTTCAATATTCTCTGCTAAATATTCAGAGTATGATATCGATTTATCGAGATGTTCAGCTATATAATCCGAATATTGAATATTTTTATCTAAATTTTCAGCTAGATAATCCGAATATTGAATATTTTTATCTAAATTTTCAGCTAGATAATCTGAATATTGAATATTTTTATCTAAATTTTCAGCTATATAATCCGAATATTGAATATTTTTATCTAAATTTTCAGCTAGATAATCTGAATATTGAATATTTTTATCTAAATTTTCAGCTAGATAATCTGAATATTGAATATTTTTATCTAAATTTTCGGCTATATATTCGGAGTATTTAATTGATTTCTCTAAATTTTCAGCTAAATAATCATTATGTTTAATAATTTTATTTGATATTGATTTTAGAGATTTGTTTTCATTGACAACAAACTGAATTTTATCAGCTAAGTAATCAAGATACTTAATTATTTGCGAGTTAGTCTTATTTAATTCTTCGTAATATTCAAGTAACTGTTCAAGTTTTTTAGGATTAATATTACCTTTATTAATAGCACTTTTAACTTCTTTTTTAGTTGAAGCTAATTCTTTAATTAGATACTTAGAGTAATCAGTTAATTGCTTTTTTGTAACATAATCATTCTTGTTCATGTCGAATAGTTCATTTATTTTGGACTCATCGGACATTTCATATATCCTAAAGTTAGATTTTGGGTTTTTGTAACCTAGAGACTCATTAAGAACTTTTACAGTCATTTTGGCGGATGGGAAACCTGGATCTGCAACAATATCATAAGTGAATAATTTCTTTAGCGAAACAGATCCATCAGACTCAGTAATACCTGCGGCTCTTGAAGAAACAAAAATAGGACATCCATCATCGACAAGTGCCCTAGCTTCTTTACCCCAGTAAGTATTAAGTAATCTTATTTCACCTTCTACTCTGTTTAATTCTTTTACATAAGAAGTCTTTGTGATGATGTGAGATGCTCTTGAGAGAGAAGTGTCAAATACATCAGGGTGATCAAACTCACCATATACAACTCCTAAACTTCTAATTCTTTCATTAAGCTCATTAAGAGCAGGAAGGAATTTTTCAGCAGTATATATTCTTTCATTACGGTTTTTAATTCCGAATTCGGTAAATATACCACCTAGTATATAATCCTTCTTACCAGCATTATTATCTCTTGTAAGAGAACTAGTTGAATTTTCTACAATTAAAACTGGTTTCATTAAAAATTTTTATTTTTTGTCTTTTTTTCATATATATTAACAATAAAAAATTTATTATTTTCAAAGGTGGATTTTTTATTGTTAATCTATAGGAATAATTAAAAAATTAATAAATATTTTAAAAATTAATTTTTTTAATGGTTATTACTAGAGAAATAAAAATTAAGATAAATGAGTCTAATTATTCCTATTATGAGAATTTGGGTTATGATATATCTATTGGTGAAACTATTAAAATACCTATAGAACTTATGTCAAGAGGATCTCATTATAAGATTAAATGTAAGTGTGATGGGTGTGGTGTTGAAAAGGATGTTATATTCAAAAATTATATTAAATATAATAATAAATGGGGTGAATATTTTTGTAGAAAATGTTCAGAGAAGAAAAGAAAAGAAACACTTAGAAAAAATTATGGTGTTGATTATCCTATACAGAATGAGTTAATTTATTTTAAAATTAAAAACACTCTTATTAATAAATATGGCGTTGATAATATATCTAAAATAGATACAAAAACTAAAAAATCTGTTTAATTAAGCTATAGAATATTATAATTAATAATAAAAAAAATAAAAATAATACTATAAAATTGATAGTTTTATTAGAATTCAAATTCATCGCTACTTTCTTGCGTATCTCCGCTATCTTCTCCCCCACTATTTTCTTCGCTATTTTGTACTTCAGAATCTTCTGAAGTTCCACTTTCTACCTGTGAGTTCATTTCATTGTTATTATAATCGTTTTCTGATGTTGATTCGGTTGATGCTGTTCCATCTGATGTTGAATCTTTTAACCAGTATTTTTTATTTTCTTCTTTTTCTTCTGGTGTTAATTTAAATATACGATCCATGATGTATTCAATATGAAAGTAAGGTTTTTCACCATTCATTATACCAAGCATTGTATTTACAATGTCAGCTTTTCTTTGAATGTTTCCTAATTTTTTCCATTCTTCGAAAACTTGATTAGAATTAAAGATTATATCTATCTGGTTCAAAAATGATTCATCATTTTTTAATTCTGGAAAATCTATCAGAATTTGAAGTTTAATTGGTTTAACAATTATCTCTTTGAAATTTGCTCTTAATCTATTGATAAAGTTAGAGAATTTAATTTCATCTCTTGTCATCTCAGAAGCATCTGTAAATAAATTACCACCGCCATTTTCTTTATCAAATCTTTGAAATGGTATCTTTGATGCTCTTTTTAATGCATTATAGAACCATGTCAACATATCTGATTCATTTAAATTATGACCATCGGGTGATATTAATTCCATCTGTGGTGTACCAGCATCACCTTCAGGAAACCATATTTGTTTATTATATGGTAGGTGCTTAGATCCATTTATGGTTAGCGTTCCTAAAGTATCATCCCATTCAACTTCCTCAGAATAGTCATGTATCAATTGACCAATTTGTTCTTCAGCTTTTTGCCTTGACATACCTCTAATAGGTATTGTAAATTTTTGATAAATTGTAGCATTAATAATATTGAACATTATTCTCGTTTGTTCAATAATTTTTAATTGGTTATAAGGTTTTATTAGACCTTCAACATAAGAAGTTTCTGAATAATCATTTTGTGTAGCATATGATATATAAACTATCTGTGAGTCTAAGAATATTCTTCTTAATTGAGGATCTTCTGGGTATTGAATCCATAAATGACCTATATTTGGTTCATATGCCGGTACCAATGTCTCTGGTTTTAGTCTATTAAATCCGATGATGTTTTTCTTTTTATCATCATATATTATTTCTACAGCAATAAATCCATCGATTAAGAAATCTCTCATCATGTTCCATGCCGTTATATTATCTGAAAATCCATACTTATTATAAATTTTTTCGAAGTATTCTTGATATTTATCTTTTATTTCCTGTGAGTAATCAGTTGATAATGCTTTAGGTGAACAGAAATCTCTATCATCGCTATATACGATAGCTTCATCTGCTATTGTGCTAACAAAGTCTCTTATTTCATCCTTTATAGAATATTCTCTCAATATTCTTCTTTTGTCGGAATAAGATTTATCTAAATATGGAATAGATTTTCTATTTAATACAGAGGCTACAGCTCTTTGTGAAAAAAAATCATACATGCTATTTCCTCTAGCAGCTAATGGGTCTTCATTTATACCAATACCTACTTGATTTCTTATGATCATATCATCATAATTCATTCCGTAGTTTGAAATATTTCTTAATATTCTACTGAATAATCCTTTATTCTCAGCAGCCGTGTTGATAAATATTTCGCTTGTGCTTCTTGAATTGAATGGATTATAAGATTGTACCATTTGAAATCTAAAAATTTTAATTTATATATATATATTATGAATTCGACTTTCTCTGTTTATTATATATATATAGAATGTATTTAATAATTATAGATTTCAATGGTAATTAATTAAATTTCAATTTTAAAATATTTGTCAATTTTGTAACTCTCAAATCGGAATTTATTAGATCGTATGAACTCTCATCCAAACAAATTCTAAAATATTGATTACTGAAAGCAAATCGTTATATGAAATTTGTTTTTTTTTAAATTTTTGAGCATTATCAGATTCTATCAAATGGTTTTAATAACTATGCTTTAAATATAAATTTAAAAATATTTAATTTGTAATGATTAGCATAATCATTAATTTCTATAAACACTCTACCTGTTTAATATTTAATAATTTTTAATTAATCTTTATTAATTCTAATCAAAAGATTTATTACTGAAACCCTTTCATTTTAGCAAATTGTGATAATTTTATTTTCATAAATAAATCATTACAAATATTGTATCTTTGTAATTAAATAAGACTATTTGTAATTAAAAAAATAAATTTTGTTATATATTGAATGATAATTAATTTATCTTGTTTATTTTAATTTATTTTACTTGTGATCTAATTTTTTTTATATCTTGATTTCTATATCTATATTATAATAATATATCAATTGCGTTTTTGTGTATTATGATATTAGTCTAATTATTCAAATTTTATAAATTTTTTCTATTTTTTTAATATTATTTTATTTATTATGTATTAGTTATTTTATTCCATATTTTTTTAAGTTTTTTTGTAGTCTATTAATATGATCATTTAATACTTCATATTTATCAGATATGTTATCATTTATCTTATAAAAATCGCTTATAATAGATGATATAATTTCTTGATTTCTCTTATCTCTATTCTGTATCTTAATCTTCCATATAGACATTAAAGCATTTGGATCATATTTATTTTTAGGATGTTGAGAATATAAAAATCTAGGAACCATTTCTAAAGATATTTTATGTACGTATTCTATCTGTGACATATTAAATTCATTTATTGCGTATTCAAAACCTAAACTTCTTAACTCGTCATACATTTGTTTGTAATTAACTGATAACAAAGAATCTTTTTCAAAGTCTTGTTCTGATATAAATTTATCAAACAAGCCGACTCTTATCTCAATTGGTATAAAGTTAAAATTAACACCAAATATTATAATCATGTTTGAGAATTTTTTGAAATCTACTGTAAATATAGGAGCCCATCTCATCCAATTAGAATCGTCCTTATAGTGTAAAAAGTAAAATCCACCTATTTGCATTTTACCAACTGGTATATTAAGAACGTTTTTATCACTCTTACTATATTTTTCATAGAAAAAAAGTGAATTTTTCTTAAAGTTTTCTACGATATCATTTCCATTAATTGATAAATTTAAATTAACTCTTTCTCTTAAAGCACCCACTTTGTATATTATTTTCTTTTATATATAAAAGAATAAAGAACATAATTTGTTCTAAATTATACTTTTGTAATTTATATATATAGGATATCTGAATTTTTAATATATAATAAATGATGACAACAAATGAAAAAATTATAGAAAAAATTAAGTTAATACATGGTGATAAATACTCACTTGATAAGTTCGTTTACTCATCTTATAAAGAAAAGGTAACTCTCATTTGTAAAACACACGGTGAGTTTAGTATAAGTTTAAGTAATTTGATAAGTAACAAAAGAGGTTGTCCAACTTGTGGAAAATTAAAATCAAAAAACTCCAATAGATCAAATACTGAGGAGTTTATTTCAAAGGCAAATAAAGTGCATAATTTTAAATATAGATATGATAATGTTAATTATTATAATTGGAAGGAAAAAGTTTCAATAATATGTGAAAAACATGGTGAATTTAAACAATCACCATTTAACCACCTAAGTGGAAGTGGATGTCCTAAATGTAATAAAGGAAGACCCCCTATGAAAAAAAATATTGAAAAAAAAGGTATAGATGATAAAATATCATATAAATTAAAAAAGTTTATAGAAATTTCAAATAAAGTTCATAACAACAAATATGATTATTCAAATGTTATATATTACTCTTCTAATAAAAAAGTAAAAATAATATGTAAAAAACACGGTGAATTTGAACAAACACCAAGTCATCATAAAAGAGGTAATGGATGTCCGTCTTGTTCATATGAAAACAGTTTCGGACCAAGAATAAAGACATCTGACTTTATATCAATTTCTAAAAATAGACATCAAGGTTATTATAGTTATAATAAATCTATATACTTAGGAAATAAAGAGAAAATAATAATAACTTGTCCAATACACGGTGATTTTAAACAATTACCTAAATATCATATGAATGGTGGTGGTTGTCCAAAATGTAATATAGGAAAACATGGAAGAGGTGGTGGTAAAGGAAATAAAAAATTAAAATACACAACAGATGAATTTATAAAAATTTGTAATAATTTACATAATAATAAATATGATTACTCAGAAAGTAAATATAATGGTTCAAAAAGTAAAATAAAAGTTAATTGCTTAAAACATGGAACATTCGATGTTTTAGCATATAATCATATGAATGGTGTAGGTTGTTTTTTCTGTTCAATAGATGATAAAAAGAGAACAAAAGAAGAATTAATAAATGAATTAAATATTATACATAATAATAAATACAAATATATTTTTTCTAATGATTTTATATCTACAAAAGATGATATAAAAATAGTATGCCCAACACATGGTGAATTTTTTCAAAATGTAGAAGTTCATTTAAGGGGTAGTGGATGTACATTATGTAAAACCAAAAGTAGAGGAGAAATTTTAATAAAAAATATACTAAATAAATATAATATAGATTTTACAAAAGAAAAAAAATTTGATAATCTTAGTAGATTTAGATTTGATTTTTGGATACCAAAGTTAAATACGGTAATAGAATTTGATGGAAAACACCACTTTAAATCTATACCATTTTTTGGTGGTAAAAAAACATTTAAAAAAATTAAGAAAAATGATTTAATCAAAAATACCTATTGCTTAAAAAACAATATAAATTTATTAAGAATAAGTTATAGCGATTTGAAAAATATTGAAGAAATAATAAAAAAACAAATAATAGAAAATGTTAAACTCCAAACCTAACAATAACGATAAATATTACCAAGGTAATTATTTACCGATAAATAAAGAAAAAATATTAAAATTGAACAGCCAGGGCGGAATCTTTTACCGTAGTTCCTGGGAAAAAAAAAAAAAATAATGATTTGGTTAGATCATAATCCAAATATAATAAAATGGGGCTCTGAATGTATTAGAGTACCATATCAAATGACTCACTTTGAAAATGGCGATTCTAAGATAAAAGAACACTCTTATTATCCAGATTTTTATTATGAAATAAAATTACCTGATGGTAGAATTGATAAAGTTGTTGCTGAAGTTAAACCAATGAAAGAATATAAAATGGTTTTAGATCTCAATGAAGGAAAACTTTCTGTTCCTGATAAAGGTTTGAAAAAAATGAAAAATTTTGAATATGATCTAAAAACGGCTTATAAGAATAAAATTAAATGGGATACAATTATTAATTGGTGTAATTTAAAGGGATATAAATTTATTATTATAACAGAAGATATTCTTAAAAAGATTAACGTATAAAATGTATTATTAATAATAATATGTATATGGATGATATTATAGGTAGAATAGCATCATATACAAAGAATATTTTTATATTTATATGATATAAAAGAAATTTAAATAATTTTAAACACAATAATATTGAGAATATTAAAGGATCAATAAATAGTCCAATCAAGATAAATATCCACATTAATAATCTTGTAAAATAAAAAAAGAATTCAGTTAGTGTTATTGATTCTATTTCTTTATTTTTGAAATTTGTATCTAATCTTTTTCTATTATAGAAATAGTATATTTCATTCCAGATAAATATTGAAAAAAATATATAGAAAAAAGATATCATGATTTTATTATTAATTAATTCATATTCATTAAATTATTTATCTGATTTTAAGCTAATATTATAGATTTACTTCCATTTATTATTTTAAATAATTTATCTTCTATAAATACTTATATCTCATAACCTAATGTATTCTAATATTCATATGGTATTTTTCTGTTTTTTCTTTGTATATAGATTTGATATATTTAAGTCTTTCTTTATTATTTATATGTGTATAGAACATATGTCTGTACTAATTTTTGATTTTCCTTATTTAGAACCTTCATGATATTTCTAAAGTTGCATAATAACTTCATTAATAGCATACAAATTTAGAAAAATTATACATTATTGCTCAAACTAAGTTTTAAAAAATGTTAAAATTTGTCTTATATAAACTATGAAAATTTAATTATTTAAGATGAATTAGTATGGTTATTATAATTAATAAAAAATTTAATTTAATTAAATTATTTGATTTTTTTTTATATTTATTATTATCTATAATATATAATTATAAGCATTTGTTTGAATGATAGCATATGATATTTTACTTTTTTTATATAGAGTGCAGTCCTTGTCCATCATTTGAACTCTCAATAGATATTAATTTTATTTTGTGATTATTGTCACCTTTTTTCTTATAAAGTTTATTATAACCTTTGGCTGCGCCTCTTTTGAATACTTCTGTTAAATAGGCAAAAGCATTTACTGATTTATCTTCATCAAAGTTATACCAATTTTGAAACATATCCAATAGTCCACTTTGATAGCAGTCTAATTTATCATCTTTTGACCAGTAAATCATTTTTTTTATGGTTTTCTTTGCTAGAAGTTCTAGCATTTTCTCAGCTTTTCTTGTCAACTTACCTTGTGCTTTTGACACAACTATCTCTATATAGAGATCTTTATTATTTAGATAAATAGGCTTTGGATTATTTTTTTTAGAGTCATGAACTCTTAAATTTATTTTTTTTTATTAATATTATTTATAGTTCTAAATTTCAATGCCAATTAATTAAATTACAATTTCAAAATCATCATTATTTTTTTTTCAACTTGTACTTCTATGACCGTTGATTAGCATGAACCATCACGACCAAATTCTAAAATTTTATTTATAACAAACAAATAAATATTATTTATTTCTCTACATTTTGTGCATTTACAAATTTTATCATATAATTTCTATTCATTATTCTTATAGCTAAATTCACACAAATTTAATTTATAAAGTTTAAAATCATTATTAACTCCTAATAAAACTTTACTTATCTTAGACCCGATTATTTTTAATTTGCTTTTATTAATTCTAAGATAAAGCTTATTTACCGAAACGCCTTTCATTTTAGCAATTTGAAACAATTTTAATTCTATAATTAATATATTATAAATATTATTTCAATGTCTTTATTTGTATCTATTTCTAACTAAAAAAAAATATTTTAATTATACAAGTATATATATTAAATTTTATTAAAAAGTTTAATAAAAAATATATAAATTTATATTATTATATTATAATAAATTTAATTTTAATATTTAATTAAAATTAAATATTTTAATAAATTTTTTCAAATTTTATTTTACCGCAATCATATATTTTAAAAATTCCTTTATCTCTCATATATTGATTTTCTGTTATATCTGTTATTTTAAGATTAGATTTCTTAAAGTTTTGTTTGTGTTTTCTTTTATCATTTATTATATATTTATAATCAGGTTTTCCTTCTAAAATATTAGTAAATCCTAAAATATAATATAAATTACCAATCGACCAATCTTTATCAGAATAACTAATTATTCTTTTTGGATTATAAACCTTTTCAAATAATTTAATAACTTAGATGCACCACCAACTACGTTATATCCTAATTTATTACAAAATCTTGAAAGATTATATTCATTCTTTCCCATCTTATTTCTACCTTCTAGAGTATTAAATGTCATAACACTCACTAACTCATCTTCAAAGTATAATCCTAATTTTATATTACTTCTATCAGCACCTTGAATATGATTTAAATTTAAAAATTCTGTGACATTTTTTAATTCCCTAATTTGACACTTTCTTGCAAATAATCTTTTAGAATTTCCTAATAAATTATTTATCATAGATTTAACAATGTTTTGTTTAAATGTCCAATCATCTTCCCATATATGTATTATTCTAATACCCTTATCTTTGAAATAATTAGTCTTATCTAAGTGATAGTTCTTATTTTTGAATCGTTCAGAGTGAAAATAAAGATCATTGAATTCAAAACCTATCTTTAAGTCTGGTAAATAAATATCAATTTCTAAGCCATCTTTATAAGATTGAATTATATCACCTGAATAATTCTGTTTAATAAATTCAAATAATTTTTTTTCTTTAATGCTTTTAGTTTCACCAATAGGATTACATACAGTACATAATGGTATGTTTAGTTTTTTTCTATTATAATAGTTATCCGAACTTATTGAAAAATAATGAGATTCATTCAAGTCGCATTTAAATAAAGATTTATTATTGGATAAATATTCTATATAATTTTCATTTTTACATATATCAAATTTATATCTAAACATATTATACTTATAAATATTATCAACACCGTACTTTTTAATATTTGTTAATTTTCTCTTCATATTAATTATTATCCAGTCATCAATTGTAAATAAACTCATAGTTTTTTTAATTTTATCACTATTGTTATAGTTCATATTACCATATCTTTCTAACTTAGTAGATTTTGCTTTGTTGTTAATTTCTCGCCATTTATCTTTTGTGAATAACTTTATAGTCTCTTTAATTTTATTAATATTATTATAATTCATATTTCCATATTTTTCTAACTTAGTGCGTTTTATCTTTAATTTGACTTCATCAATCTTAGACGTATGTTCAACACCATATTTTAATAAGTTATTATATTTTATTAATTTTTTAATTTCTATACTTTTAGATGGGTTATCAACTCCATAATTATTAATAAATGTTTCTTTAGATTTCTGTTTAATCTTTTCAGACATCATTGGATATTCAACTCCGTTATTCTTTAAACAAGTTTCTTTAAACTTTTTTTTAAAGTTTTCTGTTTTTGATATATGATCAACATTATATTTTTTAATAAGCGTATTCTTTGATTTTTCTCTAATATCTTTAGACTGCATTAAAAATTCAACACCATATCTTTTTAAATTTGTATTTTTAGATTTTTCCTGGATTTCTTTTAATTTCATTGGATGTGAAACACCTATCTCTTTTAAATTTTTTTCTTTAGCTTTTAATGTTCCGCATTTTTTAGAACAAGCATATTTTTTTATACAGCTAGATGATATATTCCTAATATATTCTTTATATTTAATATTAACTATTCTGCCACAATAATCACACTCAACATCTACTAAAATTTTAGAACCTTTATTTAAGTGTTCTATATTTATTTCAAAGGTATCACCAGAAGTGTCATATCCAAGACTTTTAAAATAATCTAATCTCCTATTTCCAAAAGTATTTAGATTTATTTTATCATTAATTATCATATAATTATTATATATTAATTGTTAATAATATGGTTATTATCTTTAATAAAAAAAAAATCCAGAAATATTAATTTCTGGATTTATAATATTTTAGATTAAATTAAATTATATTTTGATTCTTTCTTTATATTGTAACTCTTTAATTGCTTGTAATTCATTATTAAGATTCAAACTTCTTTTTTCTAAATTTCTAAGAGCAGTGGTTAATATTTCAGATTCACCAATCATTTTAATGGAACTTTTAATTTTATCAATATTAAATTTAATATCTTCTAATTTAAGAGTAATTTCTTTTTCTTTATCTTCTAGTTTTCTTTTAATAACTAATTCTTTATTTAACTTATTTTCATAGAAATAAGTTAAGTCATAATTCAATTCATTTTTAACATCGATAATTAACTCAAGGGCTGATTCGTATTTGAAGAAAGAATTACCATATCTCTCATCACATCTATAAAGGTAGATATTATCTTTGTAATTAAATGCATATATTTCAAGAAAAGGATTTATTAGATTAGTGACTTTTTTAACAACATCTAATTCTACAAATTTATCTAGATTTTTAGAAACTTCTAATAAAATAGGATAAAAGTTTTTATTCACAATTGGAACGATCGGTGATGAGAACAAACTCTCTAACGTAGTTTCTTCGTTTAGTTCTTCATCATTGATTAAAATAGTTCCTTTTTTATTAACAGATAATCCAATTGTTAAATTCTCAGAAATTATAAAATTAATTTTATCTTCTGTTATATAAGCATATTTCATAGCCGTTTCTAACATTCTAATAGAAATTAAATCTTCTTCATCTTTAATGTTATTTTCTAAAAGAGTTTTTTCAATTTTGTTTTCACTCAAAAGGAACCAAGAATCTTTAATAAACGCAATATGACCATCTTCAACTTGTTCAACAATTGTATATACAGATTCACTTTTACCTCCACTTAAAAGGTTAGATTTTTTCTCAGGTGATTTTGTTAAATTGTGTATGAATACTTTTATTTCTGGAACCCAGTCGTAAATAGACAATTCATTAAGAATCCTAGACATTCTATCATTATCTGAATCAAGGTTTATTATTTGTAACAAAACATTTATTGGTTGTCTATAAATTTCTCCCTGATTTTTAGAATTAAGGATATTATATAAATTTTTTAATTCATATAAAAGTTCATGTTCTTTTACATCATTATTAAGATTTTCAAGTAAAGATTTAACACTTTTATCATATGTATATGGTTTAAGCTTATCATTTAATGAATTTATAATTGTCTTCTCTGATAGAGTATTGCAAGCATTCATGTGTTCCTCAATAATTACTGAGATGTCTTCTTGATCAAGAGAAAGCCCTTTTTTGAAGTTAAACAGTTCAAGTTTAAGATTCTTCATGTTTTAAAATATTTTTTTATATAAACTATATATTAAGGTCAAAAAGTCATTTTTTACCACTTTTAATTAATGGTATTAGAACTGTCACTGTTTGTATTTGTTTTTCTAATGATTGATCTTTCTCTAGCTCTTAATATATTGTTATACCATCTTGTTCTTTTAGGAGTTATTATATAATTTGGATCATATACATTTCCTATATTAGAACTCTCTAATGTTTCTGATTGTGAACCACTAACCGATGAATTTGTAGAACCTATTCTATCTTTTCTAAGTGCTGGATAGTATGTATGTACTTCAAATGAAACATTTAGTTTGATTGTATTATCGCTTGTTAAATTTTTATCTCTAGAAATTTCTATTTGGTTTGATTCTGGTAGTATCATAACAGCATCTATATTCATAAAGTTATGCTCAAAGTACATAAATTTGTATAACCATAGAGTATCCATTATTGCCTGACTACATTTGAATACATCAATTTCACTTGATAATAGTATTGATAGATCATAGTTTACAGATATTGGGATAGCTCTTACTTTAGCAAGAACTCTTCTTATTTCTTTGCTATCTTCAAGAACCATTCTTAGCCAAACATTTGGATTAGCAAACTCATCAGATTTTATATTAAATCCAGTTAATGTTAAATGACCTCTAGGTATCGTATCAGTATTTAATTCAACGAACCTATTGTTTGATGTTATATCATCTTGAAAGGAATCTAATAAGAATCTTTCATCTCCGGTGAGTGAATAGTAGAAAGGAACTTTAACATAAACATCGCCTGTTGAAAACCTATTTATCCAATTAATTTGACCTTCCATTGTATCCAATACACAAATGGTTAAGTCTCTAAAAAAAACATCTTCGAAATTAAATCTTTCACCAATCATGATTTATATATTAATAAACTTTTTTTCCTTTTTCATATAAATAAAATATGAAAAGCGTCAAATCACTTTTACTTTGGGAGAAATGGAGACCCAATAAAATAGAAGATATTATACTCTTACCTAGAATTCGTAAACATTTTGAAAAAGGATTAACACAGAATTATATATTCTATGGACATTATGGTACAGGAAAAACATCTTTGGCTAGAATTTTAATTGGTAAATACACAAAAGATAAACCTTTTTTGGAGATAAATAGTTCACTATATACATCAATTGATGTTCTTAGAAATGATATAGAAGATTTTTGTAAAACAACTCCAATCATGGAGTGTAATTCTGATATTAAATATGTTTTTCTTGATGAATTTGATGGAGTTTCTTCTCAATTTCAAGATGCATTTAAGGCATTTATTGAAAAGTATAGTAAATTTGGCGTTAGATTTATAATAACAACCAATCATATAAACAAGATCTCTGATGGTATAAAATCAAGAATAACTAGTTTAGATTTCAATTGTAAAAGTTTGGAGGAAGAAAAATATCTTAAAATAGAGATTTTTAAAAAAATAAATCAGGTTATATTACCAAAAGAAAATAAACAAATTCCTAAAGAGGAATTAGTTTCTATTATTAATAAGAATTTTCCTGATTTTCGTTCTATAATGGTTGAATTACAAAACTATTTAGAGACAGGTAAATCTATATCTAGTTATTCTAATGCATCAAATAAAATTAAGATGGAATTATATAACTGTATTTACAATCCATCACTTTCATATGAATCAATTTACCATTTCTTAATGGAAAAATTTGGTGCTGATAATATACATGTTATGATAAATTTATTAGGAAGACCATTTATTGAGTGGAGTTTTGCTGAAAAAAAGAATATCGATAAACTATTTCAATGCAATTACGTGGTTGCTGATTATTCTTCTAAGTTGGATACTGATACTGATCCAATTGTATTGGGTATGACAATTATTGGAAAATTTAGAGATATATTACTTTAATTATATAATAAGTATTGTTTTTTTTAATTATTTTTTAAATGATTAATTTATTAAATAAATGTAATATTTTTATATTTTTTTATACTATATTTTAAATATTTTGTCTATTTCATATAAGTTTATATTATTTTTATATATAGTTTATGGCAACATTTAACTTCTCAGATTTTTATATAGCTTATCCTGGTCATCCAAGATTCAATGATAAAGAATTAATAGAAGATGAGATTATTAGGGTTATTATTCAAAAATATGAAATGATAGTATTCACCAACAAAGGAGAAGTTTTTGGTGATCCAAATTTTGGAGCAGACTTAGTAAAATTATTACATGAAACTAAAGTATCAGCTAAGGTTGTTGAGAATGATATTAGAAATCAGATAATAGAGTATATTCCTGAAATTAAAGACATACCATATGAACTTTCTGTTTCCTTCTATCAGGATCCGGAAAATTACCAAGATGTTATGGAAATATTTTTCAAAATATCTGAATATGATGTTATTTTAACAGTCTCATAAAACATTTTTTTTAAAATTCTATCAAAATCTATTGGTTTACGTTTTACTTTTCATATTGCATAAATTATTTCGTTTGGCATTGATTTTTTGATATCGTAATAATATTTTTTTTCATATCTATTATTTTTAATACATATAATTCTTATGAATCATATTTTTCACGTTTTTTTAATTATTTGTGATGAGTTCAATCAGAGAAGCGTTTCATTAGCTACATAAGTATATGATTATTTCTCAGTAGCTTTTGAATTTGAAATATAAATAGTCTATATAAAAAAAATCAAAATTAATTTTAGTATATTGTATGATGGTGATATTATTCATATGTTGTGTACTATAATAAAATAAATAAATTTTAGAAAGAAATTTAATAAAAAAATTATTGAGTATATAATCTACAAATCAATATTAATTGGTCATATATTTAGTGAGTATTTGAGTTATATGAAAAAGTAAGGTAAAAAATATTTGATTAATTTTACAATAAAATAAAGTAGTAAAAATAAAATGTGTTTTTTTTTGTTTGTATGACTTTAGAAAGAGAAATAAAAATAAAATTTAAGAAATATCTTACTTATTTGTCAAAAGGTATATAATAATAAATAATTTTTTAATAATTTAGAATTACACATAATTATTTAAAATTAATCAACGTAACAGGATTGACATATTAATTTCAATATCAATAAAAAAAAATATTGACTTGAATCTTATAAGAATTTACTTATGTTAAATGATATTGATAAAAATAATTTATTTCTATTATTATTTAAGTATATGAGAATTAGAGGATAGATAGTAAATTTTGTTGTTCATTAATTACATCTATTAAAAAAAATATATACATCTAAGATATATGATAATAAAAAGTTTATTAATATGAATTACATAAAGTTAATAAAATATTTTTAATAATTTTTTTAATAGATAAGATAAATAATCATTTTACAAGAACTTCAGATTTAATATTACAAAATTAGTTAATAATTGTGTAGATTTTAGATTCATTAGTCTCATTATATCAAAATATTTTATTATAAATGAATTAAATTATTTTTAATTTATTGTATATGGCATAGTTAACAAGGATTATAAAAAAGAGAATATCTAAAAAGTCACATAAATTTGTTGATAGCTTGTTATAACCAATTAATGAATTTAATCAAATAAAAGAATATTTTTTCTATTAATTTTATCAACTCTTTTTTCCGTTTTAGACTTGCTTATTTTTTTTAAATCAATTAATTTATTAAGAATTAAGAATAATTAAACTACCTTAATAAAATAACATCTATATCATTAAATAATTCTATTTTATATTTATCTAAAAATAAATTTTATATTGATAGACTAAATTATTAATGAATTTTAAAATGAATAGCAATTAATTCAGTCGTATCTTCTAGTGAAATTAAGTTCTTTTTGAAACACAATGAAATTACTACCAATTTCAGTAGAAATTACCACTAACATTTCTAAATTTAGGGCTAGTTTATCTAATTTTTAGATTATAAATTAATATTAACATATATACATCAATAGATTCAATATATTTGAATTAAATAATATTTATTTATATTAGTTTTTTTCATTTCTTAATAATTGTTATTTTTTATATTTGCTAATATTATTATGATATAATTTTTTTGATTTTATTCGATATATACTCTTTTAAATTCAATATATTTATGTTATTTAATTAATAATTATTATGTGAGTAATATATATTTATTGTTGCTTTAAGTTTTTCATAAGTTAAATCTCACTATTTTTAATTATAAATTTATAATGTCCACTATTATATACTCTATTAAAACCTATTCTTTTCATGCATTCATGTTCAGTTTCATTTTCTTTTAATAGATTAATTTTTATTAAATTAGACTTTCTCCATTTGAATCTATGTTCCCTTTTATTATTAATTATATAATAATAAGTTGGTTTTATCATCGAATGATATTTAAAACCTATTTTTAAATATAAATCGCCATTACTGATATCACAATCTGAAAAACTAACAATTGTGTTAAATTTATAATTATTAATAAAATATTTTAATAATTTACTAGCACCTCCAATAATCATGATGTCTTTTTTAACTGCGTATCTAGTTAGTTCATAGTTATCTTTATTTAAAGAACCAATTCCATATCTATTCTTACTGAATGTCATTAATGAAACAAGTTCGTCATTATATAATAATCCTATCTTTATATTTGATTTACAATCACCTTGTAAATGATTTTCTTGTAAAAACTTTTTAGTAATTTTATTATCATTATATACTATTACTTTACATTTTCTTGCAAATATTTTCTTCTTTGTCAACCCTAGTTTATTTTTTATTATAGATTTTAATATGTCTTTCTTGTATAACCAATCGTCTTCCCATATTTGAAATAATTTAATTCCATATTCTTTTGATTTTATATACTTTTCACTATGGTAAAATTTATCTTTATAAAGTTCAGAATGCCAATATATACCATTAAATTCAAATCCTATTTTTAAATCAGGTAAATATATATCAATTTCGTAAGGATCAATTACATCTCTTACATTTCTTAATATTGTTCCGTCATATATAGAATTTATAAAATCGAAAATTTCATCTTCTTTGGAAGATCTGTTATTAACTGGATTGCAAATTGTACATAAATCTACATTATAAACATTAAGTCTTTTATATAAAACATCATTATTTATGGTATAGATATGATTATTTTTACAATTAATAATATAGTTATTATCATTGTCAATGGATATTAAATCTATATTAAGCCTTTTTAATTCTAGAATTCTTTTATTTAGAAAATTTATGTTATTATATTGTCTATAATAGTTATTTTTATTAGATTTAAAATATTCTGTTTTGAAAAAAATATCATTACCGTATTTATCATTTATTGTTTTTTTAACTTTTTGGTAAATTTCTTTATTCTTAGTTGGATTATCAACTCCATATTTTTCTAAACATGTTTTTTTAACTGATTCCTTAAATGAATCTAACATATTTGGATATTTAACTCCGTATTTTACAAGATTTGATTCTTCTCTTTTAAGTAATATTTCTTTACTTTTAGTTGGATTATCAACTCCATATTTTTCTAAACAGGTTTTTTTATTTTTTACTTGAGAACATTTAGATGAACAACAATATAGATTACCATTTATAAAAGATTTATAATATTCTCTCCAAATTATTTCTTTTTCTTTGAAACAAATATCACATTTAACATTTATTTTTAAATGTGAACCTGGTATTAAATCTTTGATTTTTATTTTTAATTTCTTATTAGATGTATCATAGCCTTTACTTTTATAATAATCTATATTTTTTTTATTAACAGTTATAACAACATATTCATCAATTATCATAATATATTTATTTTATAGGGCAATGTGATGCTGAGTATATAAATTTATAATTCCTCTTTATATTATTACCTAAAGATAGCGCAGTAACATAAATGTCTTCTAAACATTCAGAATCACTTCCACCTACAATATATATTAATTTATTTTTATTTGTTTTTAATAGGTTATATAGTTTTATTGGAACATGAAACCATTTATGATTATTTCCTATATAAACAATAATTGTCCCTTCTTTTGTTTTAAATATATCTCCCTTTTTTATTGTTTTATTTTTCTCTTTTTCTTTTAACTCTCTATAAGTATCCTTATCTAAAATTTTCCTGAAAAAATCTACATTTACATTATAGTTATATCTCTTCTCGATTAAATCTTTCTGATTTGGAAAGTGATATAAGTCATCATGTATAGGAATTTTAGGTGTATCACTATACAAGTAATCTTTATCAACATTTTGACCATCTACGTGATTGTCCCATATTTGATATACAGTATTAAATTTTTTGCAATACTTCTTTAATTCGTTAAGATACATCTCAGTAAAAAACTTTCTAAATGATTTCTGAACATCAACAATTATTAATATTGAATCATCGTAGTAATTTTCATATGTCTTAACATATTTCATTATATTATATATTAATAAAACCCATCTTTTGGGATGGGTTTTATTTTATTTTTTTTATATTAAAGTGGAAGTTCTTCTTCTCCTTCTTCTTCTTCAGAATACTCTTCTCCTTTAGATTTTGGTTCTTCAAATTCATCTTGATTAACTTTTACATAATCACTTTGTTTCTGTCCTTGACTTTGTCCTTGTCCTTGACTTTGTCCTTGTCCTTGAGCTTGTGCTTGACTTTGTCCTTGACTTTGAGACTGTCCTTGACTTTGTCCTTGTCCTTGAGTTTGTGCTTGACTTTGTGCTTGTCCTTGAGCTTGTGCTTGACTTTGTGCTTGACTTTGTGCTTGACTTTGTGCTTGTCCTTGAGCTTGTGCCTGACTTTGTGCTTGTCCTTGAGCTTGTGCCTGACTTTGTGCTTGTCCTTGAGTTTGTGCTTGACTTTGTGCTTGTCCTTGAGTTTGTGCTTGACTTTGTGCTTGTCCTTGAGCTTGTGTATCAGTTTGTGCTTGCATTTGATCTTGTTCTTGATCTCCACCTATTATTGCCCCATGTGGAATTTTATCAACATCTAAATTATTAAGATTAATATATTTTACGATTT